ATATGAGGACGTGGCTAGGAAGAACGCGTCCAAGATACTCGGATATGATCTCAAGCCGTTAGCACAGCGAATAAGAGGCGACGACATATTGAGCCGGATGTCGCGCTGGTCAGAGTGCGCCACGGAGCTCAGCTCACTGATGCGTAGCGGGTTCATGTTGAACGCTTCTAAGCAAGTAATAAGCTCGCGGTATGGTGTGTTCTTGCGTGTGATATACGAAAGGGGCAGGATGACTGGATATGCTGCAAGGTCAATAGGATCCCTGGTAATGCAGCCACTGCAAGCCAAAGAGAGAGTTGACGTAAGGTCCAGGGTCTCCGCAATGGACGCCCATGTGCACATGCTGGTACGAAGAGGGATGAGACACGTTGTTGCTCAAGCGATATGGGACAATATGATGACGTTCTGGGGCAAGCTATTGGTGGACAAGCGAGCCGGGACCTACGTCCGCGTGCCGAGATCCATAATAAGCGGTGACAGCAGTAAGGGCGGTTGGGGACTTGCAGCCCCCGGAAGGACGACAACGGCGTTGCCTTGTGTCATACCGAGTTGTCCAAACTTCAAGGTGATAACCGAAGAGATAGAGATGGCCACTGAATCGAAGATGAGCTCATCACATGCCTCAAGGGTGGCTAACAGGTTCGGGGATGTGATAGAAGAAGAAGCAGCGAGAATGGCTAGAACCTGGCGGAAGGCGAATGTTGAATCGGACGCGACACCAACGGACCAAAATAGAGCCTGGGCCCAGCACGCCTTCGACTTCTGTAGTTGGCTAGATAAAGTACGGAGTCTGATCGGCACCACATCGGGTAGAGACACAGACTACAGGCGTACGTGGGGCAGATATGTTATAGCCCCCCCAGGATCTGGCAAGACAACCGAAATAAGGCGGGGGTCATTGGGACAAAAGGCGCTAGACGCCGATGACGTTCTGTCCTCCAACGGGATCAAGTGGGAAGACTACAATTGTGGCGACACCACTAGATTCGTTCCAGAGAGGAAGAGAGGGGCGGAGTTCTTCATCAAAGCTATAATTGAGGGCTTCGACATAATCGGGGCTCATGATGACTCGGTGACAATCGCAACGTTGGACAGCGTAAGGATAGACATAGTGAGAGTAGCTACGGAAGATGTGATAACGCACCGATGGTTGGAGCGAAGGATGGGCAGGAGGCGAGCGGCTGGCCTGCTATTAGGCGGGAGAAGCCGGATTGCAGAACAGAAACTGCGGCATGCCGGGACGTGGAGCAGAGGGAGGCTCAAAGAAATTCCGATTGCGCGGAATCTGAGTGATGCAGTCTTCAATGACATGTACTCGGGACAAGCAGACCTTCGTGAACGAAGTACCGCAGGGCTCTTAAGAGTTGTGGGAGTTCGCGGGGGCTACTTACGGTGCGGTGAACACAATTACGTGAGCGCCATACCGAACCCAAGATTGCATGAATTGGCGGCAAACACTCAGCCCGCGAGCTCGGAATTGGTGGCGAGTGCGGCCGATCTGAGGGGCAGGCCATACCACATACAACTGGCGTATGAGCTGTCTGTTGCAGGGCAGGACAACGCAGCGGGCTGGGTCAAGATATTAGGCTCAAAAGTTACATCACTGAGTAAGGAGAACTGTCTCATACCCAGTCATGTAAAAGGACTGCTGTCTTCTCCGATTGCGAGCGCGGCGGCGATG